TCTGGTTGAAATCCGACAGTAACTGCTCTTCCTGCCGTACCATCACCTGTATAAGTAACTACATTAAAATTCTCACTTGGTGTAATTCCACCTGCAGAACCTGTAGCACCTGCACCAATTAATCTTTTATTTAAACCCATTTATTAAATGTTTGGGAAATCGTATGTAATAACTTTTGCTTTAGTTGTGATTGCATTTATTTCCGATTCAACTGTGTCTGATAATTCTCTTAAATTTTGTCTTGCTTCTTGAACTTCACTTGGTATTTCAGTTCCATTATCTACATTTCTAATTATATACCAATCTGTTTTAGCAAGTTCACTTCCTATTCTTAATTTAAAGTTGCTTATTGATTGCTCTTTTAATTCACTTAATGACTTATCCCAAGTTTTATTAATCTTATCTTTTCTAAATACAGTAGCTTCTGTGTCCCAATATATTTCACCTAAATCGTGTATTCTTGAATCATAATCCTCATCTATAATCACATCAAAAAGTCCGTTGTCTTTCATATCTTGGTCAGACCAATTTTTTACATTTAAATGTAATCCTGTTGATGACCTAAATGAGTTTGGTACTGATTGATAAAATGTTATTTCACCTGCGTTATTTACTGCTTTCATAATTATGCTACTTTATTTATTGTTGCAAATTGTTCTGTTGAACCATTTGTTGAAACTATTGATATTAAATTTTCACCACTACCATCATAAGTATCTGCACCATTTAATTCTTTTACACTTGTTGGTAAAGTAAGTGTATAATTACCACTTATAACTAAATTTATTTGCATACCTGTAGAAACATTAGAAAATGTTAATGTTGTATCTGCTGCTAATGTTTTAGTAAAAGTTTGTGCAGTTGACCAATCAACATCTGTTCCACTTAAAGCTGCTGCTGTTGTAAATTCAGCACCAAGCATTGAATGACTTATTGAACTTGTATCACCAGTACCTACAAGTGTACCAGTTGCAGTTGGTAAAGTTAATATTGCTGAACTTCCTGCACTATGTGGTGCCGCCTGTATTGTTTGAAAATGTGCATTAGAGCTTTCACAATACATTTTAATTTTTGCAACATTACCAGTACCAGTTCTTATCTGTATATCACCATCTGCTACAGTTACACCACCTGAAGAACCATCACCTGCTATGTTTAATGAACTACCACTAAAATCAGCTTTTGCATTTGTTACAGCACTTGCTGCAATTTTCGCTGTAGTTACTGCTCCATCAGCAACACCCCCAGCACCATTATACAACTCTGTAAAGTTGTCATTTGCTTTATCCATAGCACTTCTCAAAGGGTCACCTGTACCATCATTTGCTGAAGTTCCTATATTTATTGTTTGTTTTGCCATTTTATTTTATTTTTAATATACTGTTGCGTCAGATGTTATACTTGTGTCGTCTGCTGTTTCTAAAGTTGTATCTACTCTTAAGAATGAACCGTCTGCATCAAATGGGTAAATAATACCCCAACCATTAGCTTCATTAGTGTTGCCAAAAAAACTATCCTCGTAAATTGTTCCGTATGACATCTTTAATCTTTTTTAAATAACTACTTAATTTAATTTCGTTTTCTTTTTTTGGCTTGTATGTTTGTGTTTTTTTTATCATAGAACCCAGTTAGTAAAATTAACATCTCTGAATGGATACATACCTCCATCCTGACTGGCTGTGTAGTCTGGATACAAGTTTGAATTTTCATCCATATAATCTAAAAATCTTTTAGCATAAAAGTCTGCTGTCTCTGTAGCGTGTTTAGTTAGCTGTGTAATCTCTGATTGAGATACAGAAGTAGCATTTTCGCTGTTATGTTTATAAATTCCACCATTACTTATTTGATATGCAGCATAAGGAATATATGTTGCTTGTGTGTACCATATAAGCATTGGTTTTATATAAGTATTTACTAAAGTTTGATTTACAGTTGTCAAATTATTATTTATAACTTGACTTTGTAAAGAGGTGTATAATTTACCACCTAAATAATTCTGTATAATAGTATCTTGAGCTACTTCAACAAACTGTATGAGTTTATCAGTATCTACATTTCCGTCTATTATAGATTTTCTTTTTAATTCGTCAAGTGTGATAAATAATGCTTTCATTTTTTATAATTTGGGTGATGTCCTCTGTTTGGCATATCTTTAGGTGCTATAGAAACTTCACTAGGATTCTTAGGTTCTTTCATACCATCATTTATTGCTTCAGATTCATTAACTAGGTTGTCTTCTGACACTTTTTTCTTATAAACCTTCATTTCCCAGTAGTGTTGACAATTTACACCACCTTTATACTTAAATAAACTATAATTTTGACCTTTATGACCTAATTCTTTGTTTACACCTCTAAAAGACATCAATGTTATATCTTCTTTTCTAAATACTAGCTTTCTTTCACTTAAAATTTCCATTCTTTGACAAAATCTTCTGCTAGTAGGTGATTTTTTGATTGGACCATAAGAATATCTAATTTTATAACCACTATTGTCTTGTGAAGAGACCTTATTAGGTTTAGCGTCAGACTCATTAGGCATTGAAAGCGTAGTAAAATCAAATTCTTTCTCTGTGTCTTCTACTTTTTCAGTATGAACAAGCTCCCAGTCATCTTCATCTATTTTTTCAGCAAAATCTTCTAGTTGAGACAATAAATCATCACCTTCATCATCAGTAAAGTCAACTTTTTCCTGACTAGACAGCTTTTCTCCTGTTTCTTCTTCTCTTTTTATCTTAGTTTCTATATTTTCAAGCTCTGTAAACTCTATTGGTTGTAGTGTAGTAAAGTATAAGTTTAAATTTATACCATTAAAAGATAAAAGCTCACTAAATGCGTTTATTAGCATAGTTTGGAATGGTCTGATAACAATATTATCCATTAAAACAGATGCAGTTCTTAATTCTTCTGCATTATTTCCAAAACCAGTATTATCTTTTATACCAAGAAGTATAGGAGAAACAACTCCGTGACCTATCATAATCTTTTCTCTTGATTCTTTAGCTAAAAACTCATATTGTGCATGAGCGTCTGGTAGGTTTATTGGTTCTACATTTGCTTGTGCTTCACTATCTTCATTAAAACATAGTATAAACTTACCTGCATTAGACGACCCACTAAACTTATCATATATCTTTGATTCTATTATCTGTTGAGCTTCGTCTGAAGGAATACCATTGTTAAAATTAAGTAACATAGAAGGCTGTAAACCATTCTGTATGTTGTTTATGTGATAATTAGAAACCTCTTCTTCTAATGAACAGTACTGTAAACAACCTTGATAATCTACAGGAGAATAATAGTAAAATCCTGCTTTATATGGTTTTACACAATAAATCTCTACTGTTTCACTTTTTCTGCCAAACTTGTAAGCTGGTATTCTTTTTGGTTTATCTGAAGGCTTTATATCTTCCCATTTTGGATGATAATAAAAAGCTTCTATCTTACCATCTTTTGCTTTTTCTGCTCTTAGTGTTTCAGTAGGAAAATGTCTTAAAGACATAATTTTTGTCTTACCTTTATTGTAAACAACTTGTATTGCTGCTTGACCTAAAAGTTTTAAGTCACTTACTATTTTCCTTACATCTTTATCTCTTAATATTTCCTGCATTTTACCAAACTGAACAGCGTTGGTTTCAGAATCGGTAGCATTTAAACCTCTACCATAAATTAAGTCAGATATACCGTTTATACATCTTGAGTTAGTTGGACTGCCTAAATATTTTTCTATAAGGTCACCAAAGTAATTATTATGGTCACCATATTCAACCCAGTTATGTCTAGTTGATTCTCTTATGCTTGGAACTTCATATCCAGAAAGATTTATTATTTTTATTTTATTCATGCTATTCTAATATTATATATTTTTGAGCTACTTCATCTGGGTCTGCATACTGATTATATTTATTACTGTTTAATGTGTGGTCTGTTGTATTATCAGTTTGTGAAGTACAATATGCTTTACCTCTAAATAATAAAGTAGAACCTTGTTTCAACTCAAATGAATAGCTGTTTTCTGCTGTTAAAATAGTAAATGCTATAGACATTTGCAAAAAATTACCGTTTGTAGATAAACTAGAAGTAATGTCATTTATTGTTTGAGTTTTTCTTGTACCATCTTCTTTTATAACCATAGACAAATCACTAGCAACCGTATATGCTCTAGGTATAATACTAATTGTTTGTGCGTTAGTAGTAGGCGATAATCTTATCATACTTATATAACCTATTAAGTCTATTATTGTTCAAAAAAAAAGAGGACAAAATGCCCTCTTTTATATTTAAGAACCTACTCTGTTTAAGAGTTAGTACCTTGTGTTACAGTTACTGTTGCAGTCATTCCTGCGAATGGGTCTGCTGCTGTAGCACCTTCTAAGAAATTAGCTGGTTTTGTTTCCATACCAGTAAGTGTTAAAGTATATCCAGATAAATCTCCCATAGCTGCACCAGTTACAATAGTACCACCTGATACGTCTGCACCGTGTTCTGCACCCATTAGAAATGCGTTGTTATTGTAATCTTGTACAATTACGTGAGGTCTTCCGAAAGCTAATAACTTTAATTCTTTGTGGTCTTGAACAGTCAATTTGTGTAATGTTAAGTTTAAAGTTTGCTCAAAGAATGTTGTACCATTTTCTCTTGAACTGTTGATTGTTTGTTCAAAAGATGAGTTACCTTTTACTTCGTACTCAAAAACTGTTACTGCACCTAAATCTTCAACTACATCTGTATCTGTTGAATCGTAAGCAATAGTTATATCCCCAAAGTCAGCGAAATAGACAGCTTTTATACCACCTACGACATCTTTACAAGGTTCTTTTCTTCCTTTTGTTAAATCACAAGCCATAATTTTTATATTTTATAAAAAAAGGCAGGTAGTAAATTTCCACCTACCTTTTTTATGTTAAACAATTTGTTTTATTATGATGTAGCGTATAATACTACTTCAGTTCCAATTCCGTGCTGAATACCAGCAGTAAATCTCATTACAACTCTCACATTTTGAGAACCGTCTAAGTCAGCCATATCAATTACTTTTACTTCATTTTGGTCAGAAATTAATCCTGTTCCGAAGAATAAGTTTGATTTTTGAGCTGCAACTGCGTCATTGTCAGATAAACCAGGTGTGTGAAGTACTTGAATACCATCAAAAGATAGACCTTCACCCATGTTATACCATTGAGTACCTCTGTCTCCTGTACCTGCTGCTCCTAATCCTGAAGCACCAAATCCACCTAAAGCTCTGATGTAGTTTCTATACATATTACCTGGTAGGTAGATAGCCATATCTTCTGCACCATATACAGTTGAAGGAATAGCATCTGCTATTTTACCTAACTCTTCTATAATGTTTGAAGAAGTTGAAGATGTACCTGTTACGTCAACTACGTCTGAATCAGCACCTAAAGTAGTGATAAATCCGTCAAATTGACCTTCTGTTCCATTAGAACCTGTCCAGATGTTAGTTTCCATTCTTTGAGCTACTTTGTCTGCTACATGAGCAATTAAAAAGTCAGAGAAAGAAGGAGGTAGGTTGTCAAATGCAGAAAATCCCATTTGAGCTGCTTCCCAATCACTTCTAAAGTCCTTTTTACAAAGTTCTAAGTTTACCTGAAATTCCTCTGGTTGTAAGATTCTTTCAGTTAATGTAAGTGTTGATGTGTCTGTAAAGTCACAAGTAGCATTTTTAACTATATCGTTAGTTGCTGCTTTTTTCATCACTTGCTTAAATTTAACATTAGGTACTATTGTTATGTTACCTTCTGCTAAAGTTTTACCTGATAATAAAGCTGCTGAAATATATTTCCCAGCAAATTCACCAGCGTAAGTAGTAGTTATTGAAGTTGTTGTTGCCATTTTAAATTAATTTAATTATTAGATATTGCGTTTAATACTCTATTATAAGTAGTGTTTCTGTTTGCATTAGGTGAAAACTTAACACCAATGTTCTCACTTACTTTGTTTTCAGGTGAGTGAGATATAGCTTCAGCAGGTTCTTCTGAAGATAGTTCTTGTGGAACTTCCTCTTTAGTCTCGTCTTTAGCTTCTACCATTCCTTTTAATTTCTCTACCATAGACTTAAGCTCTGCCATCTCTTCTTTAGTAGCATATTTTTCCTCATTGTACTCCTCATGTTCAGGAGTGTGAGTCATTTCGCTTTCATCTTGATATTCTTCTTCCATAGTATTCAATTCTACATCAGAAGTTTCTACTTTAGCTTCTTCAACAGAAGCTTCTTCTTTTAATTCAACTTCGTTAGTAGAAGCAATTACTTCTTCTTCTACATTTGTTGATAAAAGAACATCTTTGATTTTAGTTACAATTTCACTTGCTTTCATAATAAGATAGATTATTTATATCTATTACTTATTATTTTTCTTTTGTTGTATTTTTAAACTTTACCAACTCCTTGAGCTTCAAGTGTTCCATCACAGCAGTCTTTGTGATAGGTTTTACCGTCTGGACATAAACAACCCCTACTTGAAGATTTAGGGCTTGATTTACTAACGGTAGCATTTTTTCTTCTTTTTTTATTTGGTTTTTTATCTCTACTTGGGTAATATCCTGGCATAATTATATATTTAGTTATTTACTTGATTTTGGATGTTTAGATGGAAGTATGTCATTGTCTGTAACGTATTTTGCATTTTGTGGTCTTCCGTTCTTCACTAAATACAGAAACGCATTGACTCGTGCAAATGCCCATTGACTAGGGCTGTTAACTCTTGGAGAGCTACTCCTGTTAAACGCACCAAGACCTCTTTGGAAGACCGAAGCTAACATACCAACTGTAACACCATAACCTAATTTTTCTTTATATCTTTTGTTAAAGTCATCAGCTTTTTTCTGTAATGTCTTTCTGTCTTTCGCAGATACTTTAGCACCTCTTTTTCCTTTTGCTGTACCCCTAGCTGTACCCTTACCTTTTGGGTTTCTGTTAGGAGTGTCTGATGCAGGAGCTTTTGGTGACTTTCTAATACCACCTCTTGGACCTACTTCAGCAAGTTCCTGCTCTGTCATTTTTACGCATTTATGTCTTACATAATCTTTTTTATATCCTGGTGGACATTTATATTTCTTTCTGAACTCTTCTTCTAATGCGTGTTTTTCACAAGGCATATACCAAGTCTGTCCTTCGTAATCGTGAGTGTGATGACCTTTACAACCAATGTCAGTTGCTATTTTTTCTGCTTGTTCTTTAGTAGCATAAGCAAGTCTATCATTTATTATTGCAAAGTTGTCATTTATTTTTTCAGAATATAATTCTACATTTAACTCATCTAATCCTTTTAGTTTTGATTCTGTCCAATTAAACATAGATTTACCACCCCACAACAAATATGATATAGTTCCACAAGCTTCATTGTCTCCTTCTTTATAATAAGTTTCTGCTCTTGAAAGATAAGAGTATATGCGTTTAAGAGTAGGCAAAGTAAATTTCTCTCCTCTTTCTAGTTGTCTAGCTCTGGTTTTACCAACAGCAGTAGCACATTTATTATTTACTTCTTTGTTGTATTTTATACCTCTAATAGCATTATTTCTTGCAGACTCTGGATAACCACCATAAGACTCTAACTCTACTTCTTCTGTAAGAGCAGCTAAGACTTCTCTTAATTCATATTCTGCGTTGAGTTCATCTATCTCTTCTCTTATACTTTCATTAGGTCTTTCCATTTTATCAGCAAAGTATCCTTCTATAGAAAATCCTTTTACTTCTCCTTTTTTTGCTGCTTCCCAAACTTTATCATTTAAAACTTTCATTGACACCATCCAAGTACCTTTTGGCAAGTCAAACCCATAAGCAGCAGCTTTATCTTTCTTTGGGTCTTCAATAAGCCAAGATTCTACAACAGACATATCTTGTAAATCTATTGTGTGTTCAAATGTAGAGTTCTGATGTTTGTTTTTTATAAAGAACAGCTCTGATGCTTTTCTAACTGTATCTTCAGAAAAGTATATAAAATAATTAGTATCGTCATCATCAGCACCTTTTCTAAATATCTTCTTGTTAGGAATAAGTGCAGGACCCATAAGGATTCTTTTTTCTGCATCTACCTCTGCTAGTCTTACTTCTTTGTGTTCTTTAAGTGCTATAAAATCTTCTTCTATAGCTGGATTTTCGACTACTGATATTGCTTGAATACCACTAATCTCATTATCTTCATCTATGATAAGTTCTATTATTTTTTCCATAACTATATAACCTTATTAAGTTTATTTTGTTTTATTATCCTAATGATGCTCCCTCTATTGTACTGCGTTCAAGTTCTTGTGCAGTTGTTACGTCTGATGCTACAACAAATGCTTTTATTGGTTTATCTTCTGCTCCAGCTATTGTTTGTGCTAGTTGACTTGTTTGTGTTGCACCTACTACGTTGAAGTCTGGAGCTGAAACTTGAATACCACTAGCACCACCTCCACCTCCAGAAACAGCTAAAGATTCATTAGATAGTGCTTGTATTTGTTGCTGTGCTTTTTTACGAGCAGACACAATAGTTGCAATTACACCTCCTATTGAAGCTGCATAAGCTGCTATACCAAATGGACCTAATTGATTCATAAACGCACCCAAAGACATTGAAGCTTTACTTACAGCTCCAGTAGCATCTACAGTTACAGTTGTCATTGCGTTTTGTATTTGCAATCCTATTTTAGCAAGTTCCATAGCCATTTCAATCTGCATCATATCTCGCTGAAATTTTATTTGTTTTGTTCTTACTTCTCTAGTTTCTTTATCATTCTTTTTTAGTAATCTGTCTTTCTCCTCTGATGTTAAATTGTCGTTATTTAATATTATATCTCTTTCAGTATCTAATCTTTTTATTTGTGATTGAAAAGCCTGGTCTTGTATTTGAGATAATTTTGTTACAGCACCTGTTATATTGTTTGCTAATTCATTTCTTTTATCAAATTCAGTTTTTATTCTCTCTAATTCTTTTTTATGATTTTCTTCTCTAGTAAGTTCTTGATTTGCTAACTCACTTACAGCATTTCCTGCGTTTTCTTGAAGTGCTTTGAATTGTTCAGAGAATGTTTGTACACCAAAAGAGTCAGAGATTTTATCAAACATTTTTTCTATCTCTTCATTAATTTCTTTTGTTGTTTTTCCTAAATTCCTTTTAACATTTGCTCCAAACACAAAAGGCGTAATTCTATCTCTTTTGTCAGGAGTACCTGGTCCAGGAGACAACTTATTTTGCAATTCAAACACTTTTTCTTCTACACCGTCAAGCGTTTGAGTTAAACCCTCAAGTAAAACTCTTCTTGAGTCAGCAAAATCAAATCTTTCAAACCTCAATATAGCTCTAACATTTTCTCCAAGAGTTTCACTAAAAGCTTCAAATCTAAGTTTATTGTCTTTTACAAATTGTAAAGTTGCTGCATTAAACTCATCTTCATCTTTTATTGCATTAATTCTTCTTAATTCACTTCTCATAGAAAGAACTTCCTGGTTTTTGTCAAGTAAAGTGTCTATTTCAACTTGAATCATTTTTTGTTCTACCAATGCTTTTACAGCAGCAGTTGTTTCATCTATAGAATCTTTGTTTGCTATTTGTTGTTTTGTAAGATGAGGTAAAGCTTTTGATAGTTGTTCTATTGCATTTTGTTGTGCTTCTCTTGAACTGTTAGAGTCTTTTAATATTCTTACAAAACCTTCTAATTCTAAAGCTTCAGCTTGAACAGCTCCTTGAGATTCTTTCAATGCTTTATTAAATTCTTTTTGTGCTTCTTTTTGTTTATTTGTTATTCCAAGTAATATTAAAAGTTGTTTTTGAAATCCCTGTACTAAAGCTATGATAACCTGAAAAGCAATAATTAAACCTAGAGGACCTCTAAGCTGTGCCATTAATAGTTGAAACGCCTTTTTACCACCATTTACTTTTGCAGATAATATTACAAATAAGTTTGCAAGTTGAGATAGGTTGTTTGTAACAGCAGTAATACCAAAAGGTAAATCTGAAATAAATCTACCAAATTCATTTAAAGTTGCACCAGCCAAACCTGATGAGCTGATTTGGTCAGCGTTTGTTTGTATCGCTTCTTTTTGAACAGCTTGGAGTTGAGTAAGTTCTTTCTGTACTTTGTCTATCTGCTTAGAGTATGCTGCATAAGATTTTGCTGTAGTTGCATTAGCAGCTCTTAATGCCATAAGCTCTCTAATCTGTTGTTTTAAAGCTGCTTCGCTACCTTTGGCTGCCTTCTCTTGGTCTTTGGTTGCTTTAGTAAGCTTTTGAACAGAACCTGTTACCTGGTCTAATTTTACTTTACCGTCTCCAGTTAAGGTTATCTTTATTACTATATTTTTACTTTCGTCCATTATCTATTGCGTTTAATAACATTTTTAAAATCATTGTACGACTCTGGTGCTTTGTACTTGCCTTTAGCAATATCTATATAAGGATTAACTCCATAAAAATTATCTGTCTTAAGTAACTCTATAATTAATTTTATCATTATTCGTCTGTTTGGTCTGATGTTATAATTCCACTATCTACATATATATCTGTTGCATCTACTGTTAGAGTTCCTGTTACTGGAGGTGGTCCTGGAGGTGTTTCTGATGTAACACAATCTGCATTATAAATTAAATTGTTTTCCCCACCCATGTAACCGTGATTATAACACTCGTAACTCATAGTACCAAAATCACCAGCAACAGTTACTGTTACCGTTCCGTAATAATATGTATATGTGTTTCCGTCTAATCCTGCTTTACTACCACCAGAAGAAGTTCCTGTATATGATATTTGAGTTTCTCTACCAAAATTATGAAAGGCTATTGGGTGAGCAGAAGGTACATCATTTATAGTGTATGTTCCTTCTCCCATTTGATATGTACCATATTTATTATCAAATATATATAGGTTACCAGCAGAAGTTACTTCTACTTTAAGGTTAAATGTTATATTCAAACAACTAAAAGAAGTTATGCTATAAAAAGGTTGTAGCTCTAAATCTGACTTACCATTTAATAAATTTACATTTATCTTATTTATAGTATATGTTTTATCTGATATTCTGATTTTATCTGATAAAGAGTATCTTGATAAGAAAGCGTTTGTCAGGTTAGCTTTAACATTTATTATTCTTGACTCTGGTTTAAATAAATGTGTTATGTAATTTTTATAATATAAATTAAATAAGTTATTTACGTTACTTTGTTCTGATGTTTCATAAACTCTATACTCATCTGTCTCTTCCCCAAAGTGATTAGATTGAGATGTATATATGTCTATTGAGTTTAGTGGTATAAAATAACTTGTAGGGAATGAGGTATGAACTGCTACTTTATTTCCACTATCTGTATATACATAAGGTATTGCTGGACCAGAAGTTTCAAGGTAAGGGTAAAATAATATTGGCTTACCATAATGTGGGTTATACTTTTCTCCTTGATATGATTTTACGTCTCCAGTTTCATTTCTTTCTGCATTTCCTCTTGTTATGCTATAACCTACTTGTATTTTTGTAGCTGCTCCAGAAGCATCTAATAATCTTTCAAACTTCATGTGACCAAAAGGAGGGATTACTTCATATTTTTTTTCTCCTCTTGAATCTTCAACACCAACCCATTTTTCTCCACCCCATTCTATTCCGTTTGAAGTTTTATGTTGTTCTGCAAGTATTGCTTTTGTATCCTGATATTTAAACTCAATACTTGTATAAGGTATGTTTCTATGAACAGAGCTTTGTGATATATCGATTTTATTAGTTATATCTAACTCTGAAGCAGAAGAATAATAAGAATCAAAAGTCATCACCCTTATTCTTTTTATGTTAGATTGAGTTGTTGTATATGATGAGTTTTCTGTTCCCTCAACAAAACAAACTAAATTAAACATTTTAAATATACCTGATAAAAATTCAAGTACAGTCATGTCAGGCATGTTAGCTCTTATACTAAAAGGGTTTGGAGTTCCTGTTATGTTTAATGAAGAACCAGCAATAATTACATCATTATAAGATACGTCATCATTGTTAGGTCTAATTACAAATCTAGCTTCAAACCCTGATGCAAAGTTTATAGATGTAGCAGGGTCTGTTACTATTTGAAATGTGTAATTTCCATCTTGTTCAATATTTACATCACTTATTGTTGTTCCAGACAGGTTACCAAAAGATGATACTAAAACACCACCCTTCAGGATATTAAGAGAGTATGTTGCAGTAGTTGTGGGAATACATTTAAATCTTAATTCAAGATTGTCAATCTGATAATTGTTTACACCTGATACATTGATTGTGTCACCTACAACACCAGAGGTTGCACCATCTTGATTTGTTGACTCTATAGTTAAAACAGGGTCAGATGCTGCATAGTTACTGGAATAAGAGCTAGATGTTTGTATGTTAAATGTGTTTATATTTGTTATAGTGGGGTCTTTATCAAATTGAGTATTATCTTTTTTATCTTGATTTAACCACATATAAAGGTCATAATAATCTTTATTTGTTTCGTTAAGAAAATCGTTTGAAAACTCTACATTCTCATTAGTATTTTGATTAACAAGTTGCTCAATAGCTCTTATAATTAAATGTATTCTAATTGCTGGTTTCAGATATTCATACTTTAATCCATTTGTATTACTACCGTAATCAGCAGGATTATAATATAGGTTACCGTCAGACAAATCTCCATATCCCACTCCAGATGTAGAACTATAATAAAGTCTTTCAGATGAAGAAATTAAAGGAACTACTATAGGTTGTTTATAAAAAAGCTTTGTGGTTATTGCATTGCCGACAGCAGGTGCTGTGTTGAATATAATATCTCCTGTTGTATATGAATATGAAAAATCAGATGTAGAAACTAAAGAACCTGCATTAAACAACTTAAAATCCGTATTTAGTTTTGGATAAGGATTGTATGTTATTCTAAATATTCTTTTTACTCCATCTCCAGTTCCTATATTTTTTTCTACAGTAGATGTCTTGTCTTTACTTGTTGTAAGGTAATCATAAAATGATTCTCCACCAGCATCATAATATGTATCCAAAAAATCAAAGTTATCAAGCCATGTAAGTTCATTTAATTTTCTGTTATTGAGTAATTCTTTTAACAGTCTAAGATTACCATAAAATGTTATTTTATATGAACTAGGTTTATTTTGTTTTAAATCAACACTATCTAAATTAATATATCCTTCTTTATAAGGTCTGTCATTTATTTCTATTCTTGCAGTTTTTGACTGTCTTGCATCAAAACCACCGTCAGTAATATCATAATTATAATAATGTTTAAATATTTTATTATTTCTTGAGGTAGCAGGTAAAGTAAAGTTTTTACTAAAATCAGTAAAGAGTTTATCAGGAGACCTAAAGTCTTTTATAGAACTTACTATGTTTATTGAACCATCTTGAAAAACATCAACCTGTTCATTTTCTATATAGAGTTGTATCTTCTGATTCATTATCTAATATTGTTGATTCCATCAAATGCAAATTCAAATTGAACAGTATAGTTTACTAATTTATCATTAAGGCTTGTTTTATATGTAAAGCTAGAATCTTTTACAATTACAGGTAAAGTTTTGTTGTTTTCTCTAATCCAAATGTTTTCTGATTGAAATAACTCTCTTATAGTTTCATTATATTCATCTCTTAAATATCCTGTATTTAATGTAAGAGTTTTAGTGGTTAATACATCTTGCACAATGTTCGAAGGAGTGAAGGTGTTGTATGTTGCTGATGTTGTTGTTGATGTAAGTGTGCTTGTCACAAAATTGTCTTTCTTAACATTTAAAGCATCTGTTCTTTTCTTATTAAAATATATATCTTGTATTGCACCAAATTTATTTACAAAAGAGACCTTAAAGTTTTCGTATTTTGTGTTACATACAAATACAGGAAATATTGTTTCTTTTGCTGTTGAAGTTACAGAAGAATATCCAGAAGCAGAAGTGTTTCCAGATATTATTTCTATTTTACTAGCTTGTATTGATGAACCTACATATCTTATGTAATCTGTTGAGTTTTCAGTTGAAGGCACCTGATTATATGGTGTAAATGATTGACTACCAGCTTCTGTTTCTGCACCTGTTGCGTCTATTGTGTAGTAAATTACATTAGTAACACCATTAGGTCCTATATATATAGGTATGTGATATTGGACATTTTTAGGTATATATAAATATTGATTTGTCATTAACTTTGATGAAGTCAAAGATGAATTATATCCGTCTTCAAAGTATGTATAACCTTTTGTCGCTAAACCATATTCTGTAGTTGATGTCGGAGTGTTTAAATCACTATATGTATTTGTTTTTACATAATACCACCAACAAGTTGTAGATATGGCATTGTAGTCATTATCAAAAGTTACATCAATAAAATCTTGCACAAGTTCTGATATTTCAAATCTGACAGTATTGTTAGAATCTGGATTAGATTTGGTAATTGTATATTGTGGTTGAGTTGGTCTGTTTACTTCAAACTGACCAGTCCAACAATATAGATTTAGTGTAGAACTTGATAGTGTAGCCATTTATATCTTTTTTTATATAACTTAATTAATAAAAACAGTATCAATATATATCAACACTTGAACAAGAACCAAAGTTATACACAGCTCCTGGTCTAATACCTGAAGGTCCTCCAGTATAACCTATTTTAAATGAATTTCTATTTTCATTCACTCTAAATCCTGTTTCTGTTGAAGGAGCATATAGCGTACTTAAACTTGGGTCAGAATATAAATATGTGTTATCACCAAAAGTTCCTACATAATAAACATTTAAACCATAAGTGTATAAGGTATTACAAGCTGATGTTCTATTAAGTGCTGATGTTAATGATATTCTCATAACCTTTATACTTGAAGGTCTGTCAGGTGTTACAGTAGGTGGAACATAATTTGCAGCAGTACAATCTCTATATGTTACTAAATCTTCTACATTAACAACAGTAGCATCACTTGAAGGTTGAGGGTTAAAATAACTTAAACCTTCAAATTTAATTACTTCTGGAAAATCATAAAGAGTTGTAGCTGTACCAACAACTAATGTTTGACTTGTATCTGTACATAATTGATACACTCTTTTATTAGTAAGCCCAGTAGAAGATGGTGTTGTTCCAGCTAAACAAGTTGGACAATCATTAAAAAACTCTGCATTTGAAGGAAATCCTCCTGCTGCTTCATTATAAGCTTCATTACCAGAAATAGCTAGACTTTTACAAGTGTTTGTATCATTACCAAGTCTAAATACTTGTGGCAATTCAGAATCAGAAACTATATACTGTAAAGTTCCTTCTGGCACTCCACATAATCTATAAGCACCATAAAACTTATTTGGGTCTATCAATACTGGAGCTTCTTCTACTATTTGATTTACACAAGTGTCACAATCACCAAAAGGTTGTAATCTTGCTATATAATTTTCTTTTTCAGCATTTTCTACTATATAAGTACCAGTAGGCATAGCAAAAGTGTCTTCATATTGAGTTACTACTGTATAACAACCCTCTCCACCACTTTGACCGAAATTCTTTAAATGTAATATTGTACCTACTTGATAATCAAAATCTTTGAATACAAAATATTCAGTTGCACCAGCACTAGTTTGATTAGGACATCTTGTTAATGCTAATTTTTGTATTGTTCCAGTAGTAGGGTCAACAGGGTCAGTACAACTATTATTAGCACAAGGACCTAAAGTATAAGTTGAAGAACTTCCTGATACTTCTCTGATGCTTCCATCAGAACCATTAGTACTATTTGAATATGTTCTACCAGTTGTAGCTGGAGTTTGACCAGTTGCATCTTCGAAGAAAGCTGTAGCTAAACAAAATTCATTTGCACCTGCTCTGTCTGCATATAAAGTAATAGGTGTTCCACTACAAGATGCTTTACTTGGCAATAGTGATGTACTAAATTTAGCAGAATATGATGTTCTGTTTTCCCATTCAATTTGTAAATCACTTACAGCACTAGTACCACTTACACTACAATTATATATTTTAGTTCCTGTTGTTGTTTGTGTTTCACCTCCACCTCCTGATTCGTTAATAACTAATTGTTGGCTTGTAGCACCACTTATATCAACTAAAGTACCTCCTGAATTCGCTTTACTCCATTGATAAGATGGATTTGTAATATTTTGTGATGAAGCTGATAAAACTGTTCTTTGACTAACGTATGCTTTACCTTGATTATTACCATCTGATGTTGACATACTTAATGATACAGTAGCATTAGCATTTACTTGAGATGAAGTTCCACCTTCTTGTCCAGTTTCTACACTTTGATTACAAGGCGTAACATCAACTGCAAATCCACCAGCTATATCCTCACCATATATTTTACAATAAAAATCGGCAGGGTTACCATCAGAACCTGTTAGTATTATTTTATACCAATTACCTGTTCCACCAAATGGGTTAGATATATGACCAGCACCTGACCTGTTTGTATATAAAGTAGCACCACTACCATCAACGTTATTACCTACAATAGAACCAACATAGTAAACTGGTATATCTGCAACTAAATCACAAACATCACTACCATCAGTTCCAGGGCTAGTTACATAATCAGAAGATACAAACGCTTCGTTAACTTCTGTTTCTATAATACTACCACCACAATCAGTAGTAGAGGAACAAGTAACAAGGTTTGACAATCTACCATCACAGGTAGCTCCAATCCTACCAACTCTAATATCACTACCTACAACAAAGTTATAGTATTGTCCAGAACTTGAATAAGGTATTGTAAGTGCTTCATTCTTAAATAAAAAAACACCATTTGCAAGAGTTGTTCCACCTGTCAGAGACCTAAAATAAGCTGTCTCTCTACTTGTTTCAGCACAAGCACAATTAGCCGTATCTTTACCAGTAACTGAAACTTGTACTTCTTGTGGAGTTCCTGCTGTTATAGAATCAAGTATTGTTACAGATTTCACAGAACTGTTTGGTGCTGTATTTGTAATATTGTCTAATGTTATAGTAAACGTTTCACTACCTTCAGCAGAACCGTCTAATTTAGCTTCAAAGTCTAATTCAGCACCATTATTAAAAACTTGAAATGCTCCTGTCAAACTACCTCTTACTAAATCTGAAGCACTAACACCTGTAATAGTAAAAGGAACCAATGTGTTGTCTGGAACATTTGATGTGTATAAGCTTATTTTAAAAGGACATCCTTCTATAGTTTCAGAGGTGCTTCTACCTAAAACATATCTTGCTTTTTCTGTAAGTGTACCACTCAAAGTTGAAGCTAAACTAACGTCAGCAGAACCAAAGGTTCCTGTATGTGTTGAAGGTGTTGCAGTTATAGTTCCTGTAAAATCATTGTCGATTAGTGTGTCAAAGTTAAATTCATAAGAATCACCAGCTCTTCCTTTAACTGAAAATGTTTCTGTCTCAAGTTTTTCTATTATATAAAACTTTTTTGCTTGAATAGTTGATTCTGCGTCAACTACGGTTTGATAACCTCTTGATGATATTGATGGTTGAACTTGATTTGTTACAGTAAGTGTAGCAGTATATTGAGTTGTATTAGACCAGGAAACTACAAAAGCTGTAGCAGTTATAGTATTACCGTCTGAATCTACTGTACTACAACCATAAGATATTTCTTGGTTAGTTCCTGATATTGTTTCAGTTACATCTATCTCTGCTGTTGTACCAGAAGAAGAACCACCAGTCCAAGTGTAAACTCCAGAAGGAGTGAAGTTTATTGGTATAGCTTTTAATTTTATGCTTTGACCACTTGTACCACTACCAGGACTTTCCACATCACTTCCTGAAACTACTTGTACTATTTTTAATCTATAGGTTTCTCTTCCTTCTTGTGTATCTTGTGATGTTGTAGTTTCGCTACCTGCTGCAACTACATAATAAGGACTCCTACTGTTTATTTTATTGACTGCCATCTAATTCTTTGTTTAAATCATCTAAATAACTTTGTTCTATATCTTTTGTTAAAGATTCAATTATATTTCTACTAACGTAATCTACAAAATCTCCTCCAAGATAACCAAACCTTTTTATAGTACCATTTTTTGCTATTGCCATTGCTATCATCCAAGCAATATCTTTTTTCCTGTTTAATCTTTTGTATTTAATATTTGAGGATTCTAAATTTTTGTCTTCAACCCATTCCAATATTTTGCTTACTGGAGGTGGTTTTCCTGGACCTCTACCAGATTCAACAAAAGAAGCATACTCTGTTGAAAATATAGTTATGCCTGTTTGACTGACTTCACCCCTTATGCTGTTTAACAAACCTTTGGAAGCAACTAAACCTCTCTGCCTTATTCGGTCTTTTAGTTGGGATACAATTTTATCTCTGTATTCTTCTAATATGTTTTGTACTTTACTTGCCATTAGCAAAGAGATAATTCATTAGTAGGTACTTGTATGTTTATAGTAACACCCCATCCAGCTAGTTGATTCTCAAAGTTGTCTTGGAATGGTTCTGCTACTATGTCTGTTGTTACTTGAAAGTTGTCAGAGAAAGCATCACCTCTTCTCATTTCTTGTTGTATATCATTTACCACTTGTAATTGAGTATTTAGAATATCTTGCAAGTTGTCATTGCCAAACATTATATCTTCTGTTTGTTTCTCTTTTGTTACATCTACTATATCTACACATAATATTCTTACAGAAGCAGTAAGTAGTCTGTCTCTAAATGTTACATTACCAAAAACAATATGAGATAAAGGAAATATAGTTGTTTTGTTTAGGTCAACTTCTGTTATGTCACCGAAGGTGACTGTTTTGGTAATTCCGTTAGCTCTAAGAATTGTTTTAATTTTATCTAGTATTGTATAGACTTGTCTCATTTTGTATTTTGTTTTATCATTTTATTTTCTAATTCTACCTTTTCTTTTTCAAACTCTAACCATGTTAAACATTGAAATAAGGGGAGCTTTGTAACTTTTTCAAATTCTTTGACATTTCCGTTAGCAAGTGCATAGACTGATTGATACCATCCCCATTTATTTCCGAAACTTGCAGAGAGTCCGATTCCTGTTCCAGATACTTCTCCAAAGAGTGTATCATAACTTTTGACAACTCTTTCCCTAAATTGTAAAAAAAAACCGTTGCACCTATAGCAGCGTTGACTGGAGAGTCAAGCATTATATCTGAATATTTATCTGTGCCTTCATAATCTTCTATTAAATATAAATCTCCTTTTTTGTGTTTTACTGGTCTGTATAAAACAGCCATTGCCTTGTGCATCTGTTGCCAATCCGAAATATATTTATCTAAGTCAATAAATTCTCCCATTGATATATCATCAAGCTTTGGTATAAAACCAAACTCTATAGTTTTTCCGTTCTTATCAGTCATAGTAAACATCCTTTGTAAAGGTGTCTTTTCTTTAAATAGTTCTGATATATGTCTTAGTATCCCTGTAAACTCTGTCATAGGTAACTTATGTGCTTCCTTGAGAGACAAACCACAAAAACATTCTAACAGCTTTAAGTTAGCAAACTCTATCTCTTGTTCTGTAGGCTGTTTATCGGGGTCTGTTTGCACAGTCTTAATATATTTCTGGTATTGTTTTAGTTTTATCCCAGATAATTCAGTTGGTAAACTAATCTCAAATGTCTGACTCATATTATTATAACCATTTATTATTATTATGTAGTAAAGATATAAAAATAAAACACTTTTGTATTTATTAGTTATATTATCGAAGATTAAGAATTACAAATAATTTAAAATCTTCTCTTATAAATAAATTTAGGCTTAGGATAATTATATTCTTTTTTGTAATTTAGCTTATAAGTATTTTTCATATTATAAAGTTTTTTGTTTAAAGCTCTGGATATTTTTCTGGAGCTTTTTTCATATCTGTTTGAATTTCCTTAAGTGGAGAACTCACCCATCCCTAATGTCTTTTTACGTCATTTTTCCCAAATATCCTTTATTATCTCAATACAGAAGTTCTAAGGGACTAAAAAGAGTTTCTGCAATGCGTAGAATTTAAAAGCATTTTTAACCCCTTAAAACTCCTGTATTTTGATAATCAGCCAAGTATAAAATAATTTAATTTTATAATCAGCCAATAAATATAAACTAAACTAATAATTTAATAACGCTCTTCTAAGAACGTTTCTAGCTGTTTAGGTGTCATACTTTGCCAGCTCTTTTTGTCGTCCCTTAAATCGTCTAAAACTTGATAAGGTTCAATTAAATAATCACCGCAAATGCTCATAAATTTGAATTGTGTCATAATTAATATATTAAGTTTATTATTAAATGATATGTAAAATATAAGATAGCAAAGGCGATAAACCATGGCGTTATCTTTTCGCATAGTATTATTAATCGGTCTAAGAATTTAAAAAATCTATGTTTCATAATTAATCTATTTATATTTAGCTATTAAATAAAACTCCAATGTCTCCAGAGTGAATTATATTAGTTTCGATTTCAACTTCGTCCAAAACATAATCATATTTAGCTGTCTTGATTAATTGTCCATCCAAATAAAATCTGTACTCGTGCAGATTAGGTTTTATTTCTCTGTGTGTTGTCTTAGTATTAAAGAAACTATATGACCTTTGTTTGCTAGTTCCTATGTAACAATGAAGTTCACCATGTTCTTTAATACCATAGCTTTTATTCTCTTGCTTATAAGCACAAGAATTGATTACGTTATATATTGGATATTGTTTACTCATGATTAAAGAATTTACTGATATTATTATTTGTTACCTCTTCCATAAATAAAGCTTGTAACCTGTCTAAATCTGATACAGATAAATGAATATAAAAATCATTTTCTTTTAATGACTTCTTAGCTTGTTTGACGCTGAAATCTAAGCCTTTCGGGTTGCTTATGATTAAGTCCATATATTCTGGCTTTAATCTGCTATAAAGGTTTCTGTATGCTTTCATAATTCCTTTTTAAGTTTTTCTAACTTATTAATCATATCTTTTAATGATTTGTTAAGCTTTGTTAATTTGATTTTTGTGTTAACCTCTGGAGGTTTAACATCGGTAAATCTTTTATTATTTTTCATATCGTATAATAAATTTTATTGTTAGTAGAATAAAAAGTAATTTTTTTCTCTGTTATACTTGACTGAAGATTAAGCTTTTTTTGTAGCTTTTTATCTTTTAATGTATATCTTATTTTCATATTAGTTTATATTATTTTTTGTTTCACGTGGAACAGATTAATCAATTCCATGCCATGAAATTATAAAAACGCTAGTTTCTACAACAATAAAAAATGTTAAAACTTTGTTAAAATTTGTTAAGCCTTGCTATTAAAGGGCTGACAACGATTTGCTCAGTTCTCATCTTTTTAATAGTAGGATACCAAAAAGAGATTAAAGTTCATTAAAACGCTTCTAAATGCCTTAGAGAGCATGAGCTATATTTTAACAAAACTTTAACGTTTTTAATTAGAAATTGACAAATCAAAAATATAATTTCGCATCTTTTCAACCCAAAAATTCCTATGCAAAATTATTTTCTAACTACCAAACATTTTGACCACTTTAACAAAACTTTAACATTTGGCAATTTCTCTGATTTTAACCTACTGCGTTTAAGAGTAACCAAACCTACTGCGTTTAAGAAAAACGCAACAGGCAGAAATAAATCTACCTACTGCGTTTAAGAATTAACCTACTATGTTTAAGAATCTGTTCCAAACTTTTCCATTAGTTTATCTTCAATTCGATAAAATAATTCACTACCTCTATCGGTGTTTTCTGAATAATCTTCATAATGAATTATAAAGTCATCATATAAAACTTTGTGTTCAGTTATTTCATCTATAAAATAAAAGTAAATATCTGAAGCTATTTCTGAAATTTGTTCTCTATTCATATCGTACTATGTTTAATAATCTTTGACTACATGACAGAACTCATCAAATATCTTATTTGACATATCTGCGTACTCTTCTGCAGTCAACTCTCTGTCCGACTCTAAATCTAATAAAAACATTCTGTCTTCCTTAGAACCACTTAATTTGTAAATTGTATAATCTACAAAGTTTAATGAATCAAACAACTCTTCAGCATACTTAATTATGATATGCTTCTTTAAAGTCTCCTTATCTTTTTTATTCATATATTAATCTGTATTAAGTTTCTCTTCTTGCTTAGAGCTAAATTGCTCTGTGTTTAATTGTAACATAATTCCATTTGGGCAAACAGGTGCTTCTTGGTCCAATCCATAAACAACCACCTCATCTCCCTCGTATATAGGAATCGTTATCATCTCTGAACACAACATCAGAAAATATAATTTCTGATGCTGGTCAGTTTCATTATAAAAGTCTATAACTCTGCTATACTTCTTTTTCATTACCACGCAGTTAATGTTAACTCTGAAGTATCATAAGAATCCAGAACCTCTGCTGGGAAATTCCATTTCCAATTATCAACTTTGTAGGTTTGACTTAAATTGTAATAATCATAATTGTCAAATTTAAAGTCACCATACTTATTAGTATCAAGAAATCCAAACTCTTCAACTTTCGCATTATAACCCTGTAAGAAATCTAAGTACAATCTAGGGTCAACTAACTTATCAATATACATAGGTATAAGAACCTGCTTAGCGTCTCCTATCTTACTTGTAATTAACTTATTGTTAGATACATAAAAATACTTATCAATCCATATTCTTAGTTTGACCTTACTCTCTAATCGTTTGAGTACATCAACCTTTGTTACTCCACGAATTGAGTCATTCTGGTTAACGTCAAAAATTCTCCAACTATTCATTTTACCATGATTATAACCTCTCTCTACCATTTTTTCAATAGTATTTGTATTTAAAGGTTTAATTATAGTAGAATCTACTTTGTTATATAACATCTGTCTGTAATTAATTCTCCTTTGTCTCTTCAGTTCATTCAGTTCATCTGTTAAATCTGAAGTGTTAGGAAAATAAGATACATCAGTTTTATTAGCAAACTCATTTGTCATTACTACAAAATTTGAACTATGTAACAAAAGCCTATTATGTACTAATAAGTCATTCGCAATCTTAATGTAATCAATTGTATAATCAGTACTGCGTGAGGAATAATGAGTATAAAACCTATTACCAAATTCTAGCTTATAATTATAAAGTCCTTTAAAAGCATTTTCAAAGTCATGAGTATTTTGACCATATTCATACTGAATCTGATACATTAGATAAGCCCCTGTTACTTCATTTTCGCAACTAGACCTAATATCACTAAATATATGTTTTACAAAAGACTCTGCCATACCGCAAGAATTTTCTTTTATATACCTCCATCTAATGCTATCTTCGTATAAATCTCTGTCAAACAAATAGAAAAATAAAGTGTGTGAATCCTGTGAATATCCTTCAGTATAAAAATTCTCAAATTCTTGGTATGTTATTTCACTACCAGATTTTGATTCTACTATGGGAAGTAATTCATCTTTTTGAGAATCTGGCATAGTAGCGAGTACATTTCTAACAGAATCATATTCTGTAATCTCTGGACATCTCCAGAACTTTTTAAATCTAGTGTCCCATACCAAAATATTACCATCTTCAAATTCTTGACGTTCAGTCAAAGAATCTAATTCACTTAAATAAGCTTTATAAAGTTTCTTAATATTCTTTTTTTGCTTATCTAATTCTAGCTTATTAATCTTATTAATGCTAGTTTCTACGTCAGATATTTTACTATCTAACTCCTGTAATTTGTGTTCATAATTATTATTCATATTATAAAAATTTATGGTGCAATATTAATTTAATTTTCTCTGACAATAATAAAAAAATATGTTAAAATTTTGTTAAAATTTCACTATCTTTGTTTTATGAATATGCCAAATAAAATAACCCTACTGCGTTTAAGAGTCAGGTATCAACAAGCCCTACTGCGTTTAATGAGCAAGGAAACGTGGATGGAAATGCTTTTAATTATTTGTTTGGCTTTTGCTTTTGTAACATTAACATTTTTGTTTGTGTATGGAATCACATTTCTTTATGTTGAGATAGCATTGCCTAGACCTATTGCGTTTAACGATTATATAATACCTACTGCGTTTAATGACTACCTTATTACATAAACGCCTTTATTTGCGTTGGCGAGGAAATATTGTGCAGAGTATCGAAGTGCGTCTAGCTGATGGTTCCATTTGTCAACAGGTTTTTCGTTCCTCTCATGCCAAACATAATTATTCAGCTCTTTTATCAGCTCTATACTATCAGCATCAATTATTAAATCATAATCCTGAACAAGGGCAATCCCTGACAAAATAGACCCTTTGCGTTTAATGGTCGGCTTTATATTACAATACTCCTGAAGTTCTGATATAAGTCTTGGTTCTGCATTATCACATATAATTAGATTATCTTCTGCGTAACGCCTATTAAGTTCTCCTATGTCTTTAGTAGATAATCCAGGCTTTGCAAACATGGTTTTTATCCACATTTTTTTTCTGTCTCTATTTATTGCTACTTTTATTAAAGTTGTAGGGTCCACAGAAAACCCAAAGTCTTGACCAAAGATAAATTCAGCACTCTCATCAAATGGTCCAACCTTCCAGTTATTAAATACAACTCCTTCTGCTTTGTCTAACCATCCACCAAGTATCTGATGATTATATCTGTCTGGTCTTCTGCGTCTAATGTCTTCTAGCTGTAAAAGAAAAGACTCTGACAAATTATCTATGTTATCTTTAAATGTTGTATGAATGTAAGTTACAATATCTTTCATACCGTTAAATCCTGCATTAACTCCTTTGCCTATGAAGAACCTCTGATATAGCCAATGCTCCTTTGTTGCTGGGTTCAGAACCATAATAACCCTATTAGGTTTGTTCTTAGCTCTGACTGACTGGTCTATCTTATCAAAGTCCTCTTCCTTTATAAGTTCCTCTGCTTCATCAAGCACCCAGGTTGTAATACCACTAATAGACTTCAGAGCTGCCGTTTGATTTCCTGCTGATGTACGAATACCTTTAAATAGTATTGAGCTTCCTGTACTGATATTTAATATTTCATCCTTAGTAATCCTAAAGTGTTCAACAATATCATATAATTGTAGCTTTTCAAGAAACTCTGGAATAATCGAATTTGCAGCACTTATCATAGTGTACCTAGTGAATAGTATCTTATGACCCTGTTCAAACGTTAGAAAGGCTAAAAAGGTGGTTATAGCGAATGATTTACCACTTCCTCTACCTCCAGTAATAACAAAGTATCTTGTGTCATTACCAAGTGCATTATATTTTTTATTCAGAACTGGCTTCTTCATTATCAAGCTCTATTGTATTATCTTCTTCTTGACTACCAGTAAATAGATTCTTAATATTGATATTTACCTTTTGTTGTTTCTCTTCAGGCTTATCAAGTGGCTTACCATATTTATATTCAAAGAGTAATTTAAGATGAGGGAAGGATTGTTTTGCTTGTTCTGCTAATGATTCCCAAGCTTCTTCTTCGCTTCCAAATACTTTTGCCATTGCGTTAAGAGCGTAGATTCCGACTCGTTTTCGTTTGGCATTGTTAATAGCAGCAGAAGATGTGGGTCGTACAACAGGCACGTTTCTAACGCCCTGCTTTCGTCCATTGTTTCTTCGTCCATCATTTTCTTTGACATACTTATATTGTTTAGGTTTTCTTCCCATAGTTTATATATATATAACTGATTGCATCCCAAATTGCATCACCTATCTCTTTTCTTCCATATATTTTGCTGCCACTTTTTTTAATTCCATCTTTCTCAACAATGATTTTAAATTGATGACAAACAGGACTGCAAGACCCAACAGGTTCCCTATAAATCCTATAGCCATTATCAATGCACCATTTAGCATGGCTTTGATTGTATCTTGTATTATATGGATATAAGCTCCATTTCTTTTTATATTCATCTATTTCTTTAGGTGACCTTCTTCTCATCCTTCAATGACGCAATCTCTCTTTTTAAAGCATAATATTTTCTTTTCCAATAAGTGTCTGGATTCTTAATATAGGAATCAGACATAGCATGGTTGTCATAATCAGCTTTAATTTCTAAATATGTAGCGTAGAAATTATCTTTATAAAAAAGCATAGACTCAAAGTTTTTTAACCCAACATTTACAGAAGCATGGTCTTTAAAAACTTCTTTACCAATTTTTTTAAGTGTATGTTGAGTTAAATCTCTGGCTAATTTATAGTATATTACTCTACCATAAACATACTCTCTAACTCTATTCTTTTTTCTAATGTCAATGTCAAGATGTCTATTTACTTTTTCAACAATAGATTCTAATGTTATTTTATTCATACTTATCTTTTAATAATAAAACCTCTTTTTGTATTTCACTATAAGTTTTGTCTCTAGCAAAATTTATAGCTTTTTCTATTCCTGCACAATTTTCGTACATTTCAGATTCAATGTAATCATTTATATCTAAAACTATTTCACTCTCTGGTACTCCCATTAAAATATCGACCAGCGTCAAATAGTAAGCGTTTTCTATTCTTTGCCTGTAAACATCATAAGGTACCTCTTGTAACGTATTCATTTGGGTCTTTTGTTTTTCTGATGAAATACTCTTCATATAGTTTACAAACCTTTTTAAGTTTATGACCTGCTCTCTCCATTGACTCTTTACTTATATCAAATATCCCTATCTCACCTGTTCCTTTCTCTATAACTACAAAATAGAAGTTTTGTACGTTAAAAAGCTTACTATATATAAAGCATTGTAGGTCATAATGCCAAACATTTTTTGCAGTCCATAGCCAATTGTCAAGCCTGGAAGTAGTCTTTAAATCTATTACAGTATCTTCTTTATAGTAATCAGCTTTACCACGAAACGGATAGCCAAATATATTTGATATTTGTGGAACCTCTGATTGACCCCCTCTAAGCATCTCACTTACTTCTATATTTTTATTTAAGCTAGACTGTAAAGTTTTTAATGCCTTATATTCTTTTGTTAGTATGACCTCTTTATGTGGATTAGCTCCAGCTAGTTCTTTGAATTTATTTGTAGTTCTAGTCGAGCTATCTATAAAAAGATAATTGTCATCTATTTTATGTTCCTCTAAAACCATCATGTGAAACAGCTTTCCATCTCTAATTGCTGGAACATTGTTTAGGCTTTCTTTGTTAGCAAACTGTTTTGGTGATGTAAGCATTTTTTTAGCAGATGATGAAGACAATGCAACCTCTCCTAAATAATCATAATAAAATTTATCATCATACATTCTCGATATGATGTCATCCTTATACCAAGATGTTCCGTCTAATAATGTTATTTGTTCATTCATAATTATATCTAGTATTAAACAATCCAATTATTTTTGTTCTAACAACTTCTGTAAATTAGCTAAAGCTCTCCAAGCAATCTTAGCATCATGATACAAACCGTCTTCGTCTAATGTCCCTGCATCAAGCAAATGTCTTGCTAAAGCATCCAACTCATCCTGCGACTTATCTCTATCCCAATGTAGGGGTTGACCAGGATTATGTTGTTCATTTCCCAAGTAACTGACTTTAGATATATATTTTATAGCCAGAGGGAAATAATTAAGAACACCTGAATATACAGGCATTTCTTTTCTAATCTGATGTTTACTTTTCTTTCTCAAAATTTACACTTTTTACATTTCCAAAACTCACCTAACTTATTTATAACAGTTATTAAGTTTATGGATTTATCTAATTGTTTCCACTTACCAACTCTATCCCAAATATAAGTTACCTCACATTTGTCAAGTGGTATGTCTTTTTTATCATCTTCAAACTTATGAGAGACTTTTAAAATTACAGCATCTTTACCAGCAGCAACCCAAGCTTCAGCTAATCTCTCTAATAACATTCTTTGACCAACAGGAATATATGAATCATCATATTTTACTTCCATGAGTATTAGATACTTATTGTCAAACTCTAATACTGCGTCTATGTCAGAGGGGTGCATCTTGCCGTTCTGAACACCAGTAAAATCTAAAACCTGCCTAACTCTATCACTATTTTTAATTAGGCTGCTCATACTTATTGTAAACTTCTCTAAGCTTATTTAATTTAGTTGAAAAACAACTTCCACAACTCGTTGTTTTATCATTAGTGTTAAAGACATAATTGTATATGTTTAATAAATCTCTTTGCTCTGAAGGTCTCACTACGTTAGTGTTTCTTCCAAAGAACTCACTTAGATATTTATATTGACCTTCTGACAAACAATTAGGCTTGTTATAAGGAAACATTTTATTTAATATCTCTTTTCTTTTATCACATCCACAATCTTTTCCAAGTGCGTCAAAGACAGTATCTACTACTTTTTTTATGCCAGTAGCTTTAGTAATTTTCTCAACAGTATCTCCAAGACCTTTAGACTGATTGCCATACTTAGCAACCCATTCTTTATATTTTTTAGTTCTTTTATCTGTTGGCTGTGGTGGTATTTTATTCATTGTTATTTTTAATTAAGTGAAAATCTCCGTTTAGATAATCTTCAAAGTCTTCACCAAACTTTGATTTGATTATGTCTTTATAATTTTTACAACTGTTAAATATGGAAGTAACGCTTATATGAGTTTCTTTTGCAAGTTTCCTCATACTTATATCTGTTTCATAATATATTTTAAATAATTTTCTATCATACCAATGTTCCCATTCTTCAACTTCATATTTAATTTTGTCAATTATTTTTTGTTCTGCTGTGTGTTTTTCAGCATTGTAGTAATCATCTTTAGGGTCAACAACTTCATAAGTTACCTCATAGTCATCTAATCTAATTATTTTATGTTTACCTTTTGCTTTATTGTAATCATTCCAGAGGTTTTTCAAAGTTACATAAATATAAAACTTATTAACCTCCGTATCATTATACATAATTTTTTTTGGTTCTTTCATGTATTTATCTAGTCTCAAGTACATTTCATGAACGAAGTCACCTACTAAATGTTTTGGTATGCCAATAGACATTCCCATTGCAATCCATGTACTATGATTCTTAGATAACAATTCAAGCATCTTTAAAGATAAAAATATTTATCCAAAATATACCTAAACTAATCCTAATTAATTCTGCTGTAGAATTTATGTGTGGTATTTCAATGTCATCAACATAGTCTATACCAACCATAAATCCTTTTATAAATTCAAACTGTATGTTCATTAATATTCAAATTGTACTTTTATTTTGTCTTCTGGTCCAAAATATTTAACCATGTTTTTTATTTCTACTATGTTTTGGTCTTGTTCATAGACAAAACCCTCTAAAGAATCAAAGAAAGCTTTATTTAAATTATCTTGCAAATCTGGCTTTGTAACTTTAGGAACTTTAGGCAATCTTCTTTTCTTAGCTAAACTTTTAGGATAAGCATAAGAGTACTCTATATAATTTACTACTATAGGAGTACCAGAAGGTATTATGTTAAAATCAGAAGGTAACTGCTTACCTACTAGGTCTCTGACATATTTCTGATAATCAGTAACTTTCTTTGGTTTGTACTTAATGCCATTCCTGCCTATCTTAAATGATTGATGTGCGAGTGGTCTTAAATTTAATTCAAACGTTAATATCATATATTTAAAAATGATTCTTTATTTATATTAGAAGGTATTGAGTCTTGTATGTAAGGCAATCCGTCTGACTCTACTCTAAAAGCAAAAGACTCAAATGGATAACCTCTTGACCTTCTACATTTAACAACTGCCAAATCTCTATCTTCTGAAGATAAATCTAAACTAATTTGTGTTTCTGTTTTCTTTTCCATAAACGACCCCAAATGACCAGTAGCTTTATCACTATTAAAATTAGAATGTATTACAGTTATTATGTGGATGTTTAGGTCTTGTGTCCACTTCATCAGATGTTGTATCAATTTATTAGACTGAACTAAATCGTTACTGTCCAAAATTAAATCTGCAATACCATCTATAATTACAAGACCTGGATTATCTATTTGATACAGGTGCCAGTTTATAAAATCTAATCTTTCAAATGCTGAATATTCTCTAAGAGCATAAGTAAAATAATCTTCTGTATTCTCACACATTCTTGTTACTCTATTAAATGTTCTTTGTGCATGAAACCTACCTTGCTCTGTATCGTAGTGTATAAGCTTTTTATTCTTTTTTACACCTACTAAATCTTTAGTGTATTGTTTACTACAACCCATATAAGATGCTGCAAGTAAAGAAACTAAAAATGTCTTCTTACTTTTTGGTGCAGCAGATATAAAACTGAAATTTCCATAAGTGCCTATTGGTAAAGGGATAGGATTTTTTCCACCTGTGTTACCTTTCGAGATAGCGATTGGAGGATAATCAATCTTTTCTTGTGGGTCAACGTAACTTTGTCGTAATATTTTCTCGTACCTTCCTTCATAATTAATTTTTGTTTGTATTTTTTTCATCTTGTATTTTATGTTTTATAAGCTCTTTAATAAGAAGTTTCATGCTCTTTGAAACCTCTCCAGGTTTTTTCATTTTATTATGGTTTATAATGTCATGAGCAAAAACGTTTGCGTCTAACATTTCATAATAATATTTTGAATCTGTATCAAGAATACTTTCTAACTTACGAAGTATTTTCCACTCTACAAATAAAGAACTTAATTTTTCAATATTGTCTTGATGAATTTCAAACATCTGCAAGGCAAACCAAGCACAAAGTCTTTCTAATATTATTTCTTCTTTACTCATAATAAAAGAGGTGCCGAAGCACCCCTTAACATAAACCAATTAATGAAAAAAAATTAAAACGGTAAGTCCACATCAGAACTCGTCTTTGTGGTTTCTCTGTCAACTTTATCAGCTACAGTTATTTTACCGTCAGTCCAAAAGATTTTACCGTTGCCAACGTAATTCTTTTTTACACCAGCTTCACGGTCTTCTTTTGTTTGTTCCTCATACATCTTGAGGTTCTGACCATACTCATTTGTATCGTCATTTATAGAGATAGTATAGTTTTTATACATACCATCTTTTGTTTTAATGCTTATTTGTCCTAATGCACTCATATTAATTTATTTGTAATAATGCTTCTTCTACTTCTTTTGTAATTCTATACTTTTTCATAATGTCTTGAACTGTGCCTTTTTTATCTTTTACAAACTTCGCAGCTTCAACAAAAGCTTTTGAGTTTGCCATAAGTATAGGCTTTGTTTTAAGTTCAGTTTTATCATGTGTATTTGTAGCGTCAGAATCCTGCGTGTCATCTAATAAAAATAAATTACCTATAGCATACTTTTTTGCATAAGAAGATGCAGCACCAGTTCTTTGTGGATGTTGCATACCTTTTGCGTTAAAGTCTATTATAGCTTGTGCAGATGATTCTATTTGCATATTAGGTTCCTCGCAATCTACTAATTTAGCAGTTGCTTCAACATAAGGATAATCCCCTACGATATTTAAAGTATCGTGCATCTTTAAAACACATTTGTATTTCTTAAGATGTGGTTTAAGTGCTTCTAAAATATCTTCAGCACTTCTATACTTATAGCCACCAAATTTGTTGAATTGATTCTTAGGTGCCTTAAGTTCTGTGGTAATTTTAAGTAATTTATCTGTTATATTCATAATTAAAGTTTAAACAAATATATACAAAAAAAATTAATATAACCAAATTGCAGGTTTTTTTTGGTCATCATTATCTACATGAATAAATGTTTTGGCTATACCAAACCTTTGAAATCCTACCATAGATAGTGCTTCAATTATTTTTAATCTTTTATTAGTATGAGTACAATGTATGTCTGCTGCTCTACCAATTAAATGACTTGATGTAGTTAATCCACCTACCTTTTTATTGTGTTGGGGTGTTCTATAACCAGAATTAATTTTAAATTGAATACCAGCTATATCTCTTGCTTCATCTAAACAGTCTAAAAACTCTCTGTCCATAAATTTTTCTCCACTACCTGGATAATCTGGTGAATCAAACTCACTATATTTAAAATATCTTAATTCCATTTTTTTTATATATTTGCGTTAACGTAGTTGTAAATCTACGAAAAAAGTTACTAAACTTCAATAGGAATATTGTTGGACCAGATACTACAATTATTTTCTTTTTGTAGGCTTTTTCTTTTCTTTCTTTTTGTCCTTTTTCTTTCTTTTCTTTTATTATATTCTACCTTGACCTCTATACTTTTTTTTATAAGCAGTCTGACCTTTACTAGCATTTTTAGAATGAACACCAGGTCTCTTTTTTTTCTTAGGAGGAATATAAATATATACTTTAGGTCTTTTTACCTTTGGCATTATTTACAAACACAAATTATACAATATGGACACATATCAGCTTGTTTTATTATTATATTTATCTATACTTCTTAAACCACCTAATCCTAACATACCAACAAGTACAGTAATTAGATGTTCCATTTGTAAGGCAGGAGGTGCCGTTTCTGGACCAAACCACCATACAAGTAAATCTCTTAATACAAAATTATAAGCTAAAGCAAAACCACAAACCCATCCAATAAAAGGTCTCCATCCAGCAACAAATATCGTTCTATGTTGAGCTTCTATTTTATTTATTTCTGCTTGTAACTCAATAAGTTTTTGAGGGTCTATCTCTTTACCTTTAATAAGCTCTCTTATCTCCAACCCTAAACCACTTAAATCATCTTTTTTGTTTAGTCCAAGTATTCTTAATATTGTTTTTAACATACTATGTTTAATGATGTACTATGTTTAAGATTTACTTAAACAATAATTTACTTATTATATGATTCCATTTTGATTTAAACCACTCGTTAAAGTTTTTAAATTGTATCGCCAACCATTGAAATATTCTTACCATATTATTTTTTTAATAATTGTGTTATTTTTATTATTGTATAAACCAACGTAGCTATTATTAGAAGTCCTTGTAGATATTCGTTTATCTTTGCAATAGTTATTATATAAACACTAATTCCTAATATTGTTGGTTCAAATCCATTCATTTTAATTCATTTTAAATGCCATATATATATAAGTATCTCCATTATCATTTACTCCTTGCTGACTACCCATTGTCCAACCATCACTATCAAAACTTGATACTGTATTAGATTCGCTATCTTCTGCTAAAGTTAGATTAGCAAACAATGTTTGTGGTGCAGATAAACCTCTTGCACTATCAAATATTCTCCAAGAATTAGTTGCATTAGTTTGCTTAATCATAATCCAGTCAGGTTGAAATCCAAGACCAGTAATGCTTTGTGTACTTCCATTACCTGTGTAGCTTCCAATCTTGCTATATCCACTTACTGAATGCCAAGAATACATAATATAGTTACGAGCATCAGCATTCCATTGTCCGTTTGCGTGCTGCCCGTTTTGAGGAAGTGTTACAGTAGTTGAACTGAATGAACAAGCATACCCATCATCTCTATCTCCTAACGAATCATCTAAATTAATTCTATCCCAAACTGTTCCTCCAAAAACATTCCATTGCTCTGCTTGGCTTAAATCTTTTATAATTACAAGTTCAGGTGCTGAAGAAAGTCCGTGTCCTACTGTTTGCGAAGTATTAGCATTACCAATATATTTTGCGATGCTAAAACCATTAGCAGTATTTGCATTTACTGTACTTGGTATTGTACCATCTACATTAGATTGCCAAGTATTACCTGCTTTCCAACACCAAGCAACATAGGTGTAGTTATTTCTGTTAAAAGCAAAATCTCCTCCAAGACCAAATCCATCAGAATCAAAAGATTTTAAATAACCATCTGAACTACTTTCTGCTGCAGAACTGTTTGACTGTATTTGATTTGTAGCACCTCTTAATGTATCAAACCAACCGTGACTATAATCAGTACGACCTTTAATCCATACTAAATCAGGTTTAAATCCAACGCCAGTAACACTTTGTGTTAAAGTTGTACCAAAATCATTTGTACTATTACCAGTATATGTTACTGCTTTAAAGCTATTAGCAAGTGTAGTGTTGCTTGGTACGTTTTTAGCTATTGCCCAGTAGATATAATTATTTCCACTTGAATTTACTTGACCAATTCCACCACCACTTCCTGTATGTGTGAATCCTGTTGATGTAAAACTTACATTTACACCTGATTCTGAACCTTCAGCAGCAGTCAAATTTGGTTGTAATATTTTTGTACCACCTCTACGACTATCTATTATAACCCATTGGTCAGAATTATCGTAAGTTTTAATCATTACAAAGTCAGGTTTAAATCCTGTTGTTATAGCATTAGTACTTCCATTACCTGCATAGCTACCAAACTTGCTGTATCCAGATATTGAATGGAAACAATAGGCAATATATCCAAGTCCTGATTCGTTTACATTATTTGTGTCTGTAACTCCTGAAAC